CTTTGCACTTTTGCTTTGTGCAATTGTTGCCTAATTGCGTTTGGTGTCCGGCCAAATCGTTTGACCAAGCTGTCCATATGCTCCCCCGCACGCCAAGCATTAAAAAGACGTTGCAGATTAGGGCCAGTCCAAACTTCTGGGGTTTTGGCCTTCTCCGCGTCATCATCGTCCAAGGCCTTCCTGGCAACGTCGGCGTACCAAGATGCGCCTGACGAGATGTTTGCAACATCCACTATATCCTGCAACGCCTCTCGTAGCGCGTCTGACCTTTTATTGGTCACTTTTTCAACAACCACTCGTACTTGGTTGTTGTCGTCTCGCAACCCTCGCAGGTCATTTCCTTCCAACCGAAGTTCTTGACGTGCTCCGTCCGATTACACTTAGGACAATAAACGTCGCGACCAGCACCCTTGGGGGCGTGGGTAAACTTCGGCACAGGAACAAATTGGTTTCCCTTGGATTCCCCCTCGAACCAATCCGGTCGGTCCAGTTCAGAGGCCTTGCTGTTAAGCGTCAAATTCCAACGCCACATACTCTTCAAAAAACTAAACATTTTCTTGCTCCTTAATTTGTTCTTCGATTTGTTCATCAATCAGGCGCTCTTCCGCATCAGCCTCAATTTGAGACTGAATCACTTCCTCTTCATCAAAATAGTCGTCCATAATCTTATCCTTTCGTTGCGGCCACAATGGCGTGGCCTATTTCTTCCGCGATTTGCGGAATGATCGTGTTGCCCAAGGCACGCAACTGAGATACTCGGTTGGGTATCCCATCAGCCAAGCGACCCACTGCGGGTTCAGACTGCCAGTAATCTTCGGGCCGGTTAGCTGGCCGCTCCTCGCCATGTAGTTCAAGCTCCCCGTCCCAGACCTGTCGCCGCTCCGTTCCCCGCCGCCGGTCGGCGTTGTCGGTGTCGGCCACATCTTGGCCCACCTGTCCAAGCTCACGGACTTGTTTGTCTCGTAATTGAGTTTGCCCGTGCTGGGCGTCTTGTTGGTGCTTTTCCGCTCTACGTGGTCCATGGTCGTTGGGGTTGGCACCATGTGATGGGGCTTCGCTCCCCACAAACCCGAAACCCAGTTGCCCGGCTCCATCGAAGGGCTTGTCTGGTTCGCCTTGGCTGTCGGCGTGTGCAATAATCCAGAGCCGCTGTCGGATGTGCGGGGCGCCAACCGCGCAAGCTGGTAAATTAAACGTCCTTGTGGCGTAGCCTTCGCCTTCCAGGTCAGAGAGTACTTCGTCCAAGCCCAGTTTGATGAGCCCAGCAACGTTTTCTCCACAAACCCAAGCGGGCCGGCATTCCCGGATAAGTCTAAACATTTCTGGCCAGAGGTGACGGGGGTCGTCTTGGGCAAGCTGTTTTCCAGCTTGGGAGAATGGCTGACAAGGGAATCCTCCGCAAATAACGTCGGGTTGGATCGGGAGGTCGCATCCTCTGACATCTCTTATATCTCCTAGAATTGGCACGTCAGGCCAATGGTGGCGCAGAACCGCTTGGCAGTACGGGTCTTGCTCCACAAAACAAGTGGTCTCAATGGAACCGGTGGCCTCGAACCCTCGTGCGAAGCCACCAATCCCAGAGAATAAGTCCAAGGTCGCTAGAGCCACTGCCACAAGCCCGATATCAGCGAACCAATGAAGATTAATGCGTAGTACTCCCAGCCCATCCTACTCTCCCAGTTCTCTTTGCGTTTCACGCGGTTCCAAATTCTCCGGCAAACCGGAGAAATCATAACGACAACTCGCGAAGCTTTTTCTGGAAGTGCTCGTTGAATTGTGTGAACTTGTAGTACCCGTACATGATGGCGTTCTCTAGTTCGGTCTCACCCACCATTATGCAATCTCCGGATTGCACAGAAGACATAGTCGGTTCTTCAAAAGTCAGGCACGCCAGCTTGTAGTGGTAAATCGTCTTACCGCTGGGGCTGGTGTCCGTGTAATCCAAAATGCGCTCCATTATACTGAGGTAGGCCCCATACGTGTCCGCCGGCATGGTCTCCGAATCCTTTGACGTACCCTTCAGAATTGCTCCTACATGCATGACGAAATCTCCCTGCTGTTGGTGGTGGATTGGAATACCGCTTCCGCAAAACCTCGCGGGGTTGCGCTGCGGATGTTCTTGGTGCGAAGAGACTTGCCACCCGTCTTGCCCGCGACAGGTGAAAATTTCCCGCTCTTGGTTGGGTCGGCACGGTCATACGCAACCGTCAAATGAGATACCTTCCGGGGCGTTGGCATCGTAAAGCCGCCGCCTGTCCAAAGACAAGTGCGCTTGCGATAAGCGTCACGCGCTGGAATTACTTCAGGCCACTTCGGATGCACATCGTCTTCGGGCAAATAACCGCCGAAGTCGCATGGATCAAATTTATGATCAGGCTTGTGCCACAAGCGCGATAGCGCCCCGATAGGGTTCTCAACGTAATAAGGGCAACCCAATGTCTCGCCAACCCAACTCGCCAATAAAGCGTGGTTCGCAGCTTCGGTTTGGAAGTTGGGGTTGGATTTGGCCTTGGAAGCCCACCAGCGCGCTCCAGAAGAGGCAAGGTCGGTACAAGGGGGGAATGCACTCATAAAGGCGACTTGGCCCTCGTGGCGCGATATAAGGCGGCGTAGCGTGTCCAGATCGTAAAGGTCGGCCTTTGCAAAAGTAATAGGCTTACGTTTGCCCGATATCCAAAACCACACCGCTTTGTGCTGGATGTCATACGCATAGCACTCATACCCGGCCTCTGCCCACGGACGTAAAGCCTCGCCCGTGTAGTCGTATAATGATATAACTTGGTTTCGCATTTGCTATCCTTTCTAGATTTACAAAAAGAGGCTAGCATGATGCATGGACCACTGTCAAATGCCAAATGACGCTGGCACAGTATAGGGGCTAAATTCAAAAATAGTTTTTGAAAAAAAAATTATGGGTGTAAAAAAGTGTACCAGTGTACCAAACACGAAATTTGACGTATAACGTACTGATTAATAACAATAACACTTGGTACACTTCTGGTACACTTGGTACACTTGGTACCTCTATGGTACACTTTTCTAGCCAAAGAGACGTTTTGCCACTGTAAAAAACAGATTTAGTTTTGAAAAAGCTAGTATATAGGAGGAACTCCATGAAACGACGAATTGATGTTAAAGCTGAAGAAATCGAGGAGGCCCATGGCCGTAAACTGACCAACAGGCAGAAGGTCTTTGCGCGGCACTATGTCGATGGAACACACTCGAATGCTGAATGCGCCCGCCTTGCTGGATACTCCGACACGAACGGTATCGCGAAAACGCAGGCGTATAATCTGCTGAACGCCCAACGCTTTCCTCATGTCGCGGAATACGTTTTGGAGATGCGGGAGGAACGCGAGCGGAAGTATGGGGTGACGTTGCTTGGGCAGTTGAAACGGTTGAGGAACCTTTCCGAAGGGGCGGAAGATGCGGGCCAGTTCTCGGCGGCCATCAATGCGGAGAAAACAAGGTCGGCGCTGGGTGGTCTTACAACGGATAGGCGCGAAACAAATCACTTTCACGCCATCGAAAACATGAACCGCGAAGAGATAGAAGACCGGTTATCAGAACTCCGTAAATCGAACCCCAGCGTATTTATTGAAGCGAAGTATGAGGTCCTCGATGACACAAAAACCGGAAACGCTAATGTGGAACAATCTAAGGGCAAGAATGCCAAAAAGTTGGAACACCACAAGGATTGAAAACAGGTATGGCGGGGGTATACCGGATGTTCATGTATGCGCGGAATCCCTACCTTTTTGGATAGAACTCAAAGTTACGAAAACACACCGAGTAAATGTGTCAGCGCACCAAGTGGCTTGGAATTTCTCATATTGTCAGTCGGGGGGCGTAAGTTTCTTCCTGGTTAGCCACCTCTTGTCCGCTAACCTATATCTATTTGACGGAAACAGTGGTCGGGGGCTGGCTGAACACGGTTTGAAGTCGGGTTCGGTCGGGTCGGGGACCACGGTCCCATGCCTTTGGTCGGGGGAGGTCGGGTCGGGGTTCTTTGACGACATGCTTGACATCGTTCGGGGTCGGGTCGGGGTCGGGGCCAGAGGTTAAACCCCCCTCGATACCTCCGCCGGCGTCCGTGGGGAGGGGGGGGTCGGAAGTAAACCCCCGTCCAATAACTCCGCATAAAAAAGCCCCGGCCAGGAAAGGGAAACCTGGCCGGGGCTCGGCTACCGGGTGCACCCGGTAGCGGCGGCGCCTTTATGTGTCAACAACCGGCGCCGTACTCTTCCAATATTCTGCTATCTCTTCCGGAGTGCTTTCCTCCACTTTATAATAAAACTCCAATTTGTAATCATCACGAACCCCCATGTAATGCCAGAAATCCATTGATCGTTCAAACGGGTCGGGTGACCCGTACCGTTTGACGACGCCCTGGCGCGATATTGTCACCCGGCATTCACTGCCATCGTGGCCTAGGTATTCACGTAATTGTTTGTTGGTCATATCAATACCCCCGCACGACAAAGCCGCTTGTGTCGTTTTTGGCCTTTGAACCTTTTGGATCAAGGCCAACAATCACGGGCGACGGGTCTAGGTGGCGCAAGTCGTGTTCTGTGCCGTCAATGACGGGGTAACCCATGAACGTTTCGGGCTGGCCATGGCCAAACACAACCGCGACATTGTGCCCCGCCGCTAATACTTGTTCGGCTTGCGCTTTGTTGGTTTCCGACAGGCTAAAGGTCAGGTGATAGTTCGCCGGCTTGCGTTTGGACAAGATCCGGCTTGCGTTTTTGGTATAATCGACAAACTGTGTTTCTGGAAAACGTTCGGGCAACGTTTGTCCATTGTCCGTTTTCACACGTTCAAACGGAATGTCCGTTGACCCATTGGGTCGCACGGCCAGCTTTTTATTTTCGCGTTCGGCTTTGCGTATCAATGCGCCCACGTGTTGCGCCATTTCCGCCATGAAGCTCTTGCGATCAGACATGAACCATTGCGCCTTGGCCTTGCGGCTTTCGCGCACTGCATTCGTTCCGTTTTCCAGGTCCTTAACCATGGCGGCTTGTCCGCTGTACTTTCCTAAACATAACGCAATACATCCGGGGCTTGCGTGCGCGCATAAGTTAAATTTTAGATCGTCCGTGGATCCGGATGAGTGTTGCGCCATATAATTGATACCGTTCAAATATCCGAATTTGTCGGCTTTGATAGCTTTCGCGCTATCAGTAGAAAAGAACCTCTTGAATCTAACCATTGCTATTTCTCCAATGTTGGTTGTTGACCTAAACACTATCCCATATTTTTGGGACATAGTCAACAAATAATCGGGTCGGGTCGGGGTAAAAACTGGGCGGTCGGGTCGGGTCGGGGCCCAAACAAAAAAAACCCCGACCATGGGGTGGGAGATGGTCGGGGCCCCGTTCAATCGATCAAAGGCCAGGGAGGCCAGCCCAATCGGATTAGAGCGAGTCCTTCAATCTAGGTCAGGACTCGCTCTAATGTCAATCCGCCGCCCTTCGCTCTAAGTGGTAAACCGTATCAGCTTTTTCCCAGCGAACAATAAAGCCGGTAAGATATTCCCGCTTCCATTGGTTATATCTATCGCCCGTTTCAGGCAATTCGCACAAAGCTTCATCCGCTGATAGTTTTGGCAGATCGTGCCGCTTAATCATTACCTCAAATTCTTCAATGAGGGGCAACATATGCTTGTCCCAAGCGTCTTTTGACATGTTATTTGTCCTCAATATCTAAGTGACCCGCGCCATTTCCTTCGGAATCGCAAAGCACCCAAGCGATTTTCTTAAATCCGCCTTTGGATAGAACCAAACCTATCCAAGGTTCACCATTAGACTTGCTATCGTCAATGGCTATTTGGTTGACTTTCCAGCCTACAAGCTGGCCATAGTGTTTTTCAATCCAAGCGTCACTCATTTCAATATCCCTAATTAAGTTGTTGACCCATATGTTATCCCATGTATAATGATAACTGTCAACAACTCATAGGGAATATCAAAATGGCTGAGAACACCTTCACTTTCCACACGGACGCCGGACATGGTTGGCTCGAAGTAGGCTCGATGGATTTAAACAAGCTTGGCTTGAAGGAGTCTGACTTTTCATCGTATTCGTACAAAGCACACGCCATAAGCTTTCCAACGTATTACCTTGAGGAAGATCGCGACGCCGGCGTTTTTATTGAAAGGTTTAAAAAGGTAAATGGCGATATACATTTCAAGGACGCCCACGTTGAAGGCAACTCCTTAATTCGTGACCTTGATCACCTTCATTAGTTAAAACCAAATCGTCAAACGAAAGGGGCCCCGAACTGGGGCCCCTTTTTTATTGTCTGGCGTTCGGGTCGGGTCGGGTCGGGAACTGGGCGTTCGGGTCGGGTCGGGTCGGGAACTGGGCGTTCGGGTCGGGTCGGGTCGGGGTCGGGCCGCCGGCTTAATGCATTAAAACCGAGACGATGACGGTAGTAAGAGATCCAGCGATGAATCCCAATAAAAGCGTTTGAACCACGTGCCCCATGCCGGAGGGGTCAATGTCATCGCTGCCCAAAATCCTGAGGCGTTCCGCCAGGATCAAGCGCCGTGCGGTTTCTGATTTGGTCATCGTATCAATTCCCTTTCAAAAGTGTGGGCGCGGGAATGTCCCGCGCCCCTGTGGCTACTTCAATCGTCGTCATATTCTGGCGACCACTCATTGGCATCTTGATGCGCCTGTTGGGAGTAAGCGAAAGGTCCGGACGGTTCACCATCCGGAAGGCATCCTGCAAAACAGGCGTGCCAATACCATCCGGATTTAGGCAGGAAATATATTTCAAAAGATCCATACTTCTCTTGGGATTCTTCCGCGTGAAAAGAGTGGTAACCCTCGTGGCTATCATACGCTTGGGATTCTTCCGGTTTTACAGTCCCGATGATCATTTCAATGTATCCTTTCAAAAGTACGGGCGCGGGAATGTCCCGCGCCCATGGTGCTACGTATTACGTAAGGAGCCCACCGAATGCGCCTTTGGTTTTTCTTTTATGAAGTCTTTAATCTGCCTTTCCGTGGCGCCAAGCTTTCGCGCCAGCTTGGCAAGACCATCAAAGTCCTTATGTTTGGAAGGCGTGGCGCTTTCCGTTATGGTGAGCGTGAAAGACTTTCCACGGTGGTTTCCCACGCTCAAGAACTTACGGATATCGCCTTTTACATCGCCCGCCTTTTTGCCTGCTTCCATTGCCTTACCAAAGGCGTCCACAAATGGCGCTTTCTTTGTAAAAACTTCGCCGTCCATTACTATCGTTTTCATTGTGGAATCTCCGATTCTAAATATGATTGCTCTTTCATGCTGGATTCAAAATCACGCACGTGTGAGTCGATCATACGGTCTAGCTGGATTCCATCGTACGTGCTAGTCTGGCCGCCGCCGTCATATTCAAGTATCGCGGACACGCCATCGTGAATGTGACCTGATTCCCTCAAATATTCCAAAGCACTCCCAACACTTTGAAAGGTGCTTTGCTCAACAAAACCCTGAAAAACTATAATTACGATCATTGGTTAAAACCTTTCTGCCGCCAAAACGCGTTGGCGTCGTTCTTTCTGTATTTGTTGAACATCTCGCGCCCTTCCAAACTGTTGGAAAGAACACAAACGCGAGTCCCGTCTTTCGCTCTATAGATATCAAACCCATTATCCGAATAGCTGTATTTCATTACCATTTCTCGATGCGGTAGCTGGTCACAACCTTGCGCGCCGTGCTGTCGGCAGTGCGCCTAAACAAGTCGCGCGCATAAAGGCGCGCGGCATCCGAGTCCTTGATATCGCACGGCAGGTCCTCACGGCAGTAGTCGTAATTGTCGGTTCTAAATATCGCGTGCCAGCGTCCAAAATCACCGTCGTCTATGTTGGTGCATTCCATAATCATTTCCCTTTTTTTGTTACGACGCGGGATTGTCCCGCGCCGCGCCGTGTCTTCATAACTCAGAGAGTTATGGACCTAATATCATGGTATGTCAAGGGACACCATGGCATTTATTTTCATCGCGTCGGGCGTCGGGCTCGCGTCGGGGCTAGGTACTTAGGCCAAAGGTCGATCGACCTCCGCCCGATCGCGTCGGGCCGGCCCGCGCGGCGGCGCGCCGCGTCGGGTGGGAGAGGACGGAAGATAGAGTTTGATAAATATAACCATGGACAATTGTCATTGGACCCCTAACCACCCACTTTGTAGGAGACCCCCCCTTCACTTTTGAAAAGATTTCGCCCACAATTTTTTTCGTATATAATTTCATTTGGGTTTTGGAGGATATGAAATGCAGAGTGCGTCGGACGAGGTTCTTCGCGAGATTTTGGCTTTAGAGGAAGCTCGCAAGGTTTTGGGCATAAGGGCTATTGCCCAGGATGACTTCATGGCTTTTGTAAAGCATGTGTATGAGGGGTTCATCGAGGGCAGTCACCACAAGCAGGTGGCGAAGAAGTTTGAGAAGTTGTCCACGAACCGTGGTTCACGGATCATTGTCAACATGCCGCCTCGACATACGAAGAGTGAATTTGCGAGTTATTTGTTACCGGCGTGGTTAATTGGCAAGAACCCGAAGTTGAAGATCATTCAAACGACGCACACGGCTGAGTTGGCTGTGCGGTTTGGCCGTAAGGTTCGTAACCTGATGGAGATGGACATATACAAGCAGATATTTCCTGACGTGGATTTGAAGGCTGACTCCAAGGCGGCGGGTCGTTGGGAGACGGGACAGGGCGGCGAGTATTACGCGGCGGGTGTTGGCGGTGCTATTACGGGTCGTGGCGCTGATTTGTTAATTATTGATGATCCACATTCGGAACAGGACGCGTTATCGGACTCAGCTTTGGACAATGCGTATGAGTGGTATACGTCTGGCCCTCGTCAGCGGTTACAGCCTGGCGGGTCTATTGTTGTGGTAATGACGCGGTGGTCATTGAAGGATTTGACGGGAAAGCTGATCAAGGCCCAGACATCTGACGTGATGTCGGACCAGTGGGATATTGTAGAGTTCCCGGCTATCTTGCCGAGCGGTAATCTGCTATGGCCTGAGTTCTGGGACAAGGACGAGTTACTGAGGGTCAAGGCTTCGCTGTCCTTGAGCAAGTGGAATGCCCAGTGGCAGCAGAACCCTGTTGCGGAAGAGGGTGCAATTATCAAGAAGGAGTGGTGGAACAAGTGGGAGGAGAAGAAGATACCACCGGTTAGTTATATAATGCAGAGTTATGACACGGCGTTTAGTAAGAAGGAGACGGCGGATTACTCGGCCATTACGACGTGGGGTGTTTTTCAGCCAAGCGAGGGTGGGCCTGATAATATCATCTTGATGGATGCGAAGCGCGGACGGTGGGATTTCCCGGAGTTGAAGGAGACGGCGTTAGAGGAGTATAATTACTGGGAGCCTGACATGATTTTGATTGAGGCGAAGGCTACTGGTACGCCGCTCACGGACGAGTTACGTCGTGTGGGGATACCGGTTGTGAATTATACGCCGTCCAGGGGCAACGACAAACATACGCGGATGCACATGGTGGCACCTATGTTTGAGTCTGGCCGTGTTTGGGCCCCTGACAAGCGTTTTTCGGAAGACGTGATTGACGAGTGTGCGGCTTTCCCTCATGGGGACCACGATGATTTCTGCGATTCCATGACAATGGCTCTTATTCGCTACCGCAAGGGTGGCTTTGTAAGTCTTGACACGGATGAGGAGGAGGATGAAGCTTCCAATGTGCTATCTTTCCGTCAGTATTACTGAAGGGGATGCCTGTGCCGAAGCTGAGTGAAAATTCGGAGATTGCATTACCGATACGAAACATAGTTAGCATCATTGCTGCTGCGGTTGTTGCGGCGTGGGCTTACTTTGGAATTGTGGAGAGGCTCAACCGGCTTGAGAGTTTGACCCAGATGCATGGCGTAAGCATCAATTCTAATACGAATTGGGTTAATGGGTTTAAGCCTCCGGAAGCGGTTCAGGATAGTGTGAAGCGTGTCCGTGCTATGGAGCTAAAGATGAAAGAACTTGAAATGATTGTTAGGCATCTTGGGGACAGGTGATGATAGAGCTATTCAATGCTGCATGGCCTGTGCTACTTGCTATAGTGGGGCTAATCATCGTGCTTGCCAAGATGCACGGCGATATAGAGGTGTTGAAAGATAAAATTCGGACTTTGTTTGATTTAATTAATAGTGGCAAAAAATGACCCAAAAGAAATTACAAAAAGATAGCCAATACCAAGCCCTGGATTTGGATGGTGATGGCATTGTGTCTGACGCAGAACTAGCTGTAGTAGAGGCGTTGGAGACTGCTGAGAAGATGGATGCCCAAAGACGGATGGCTTGGTCTGCTTTGGCAATCATGGCCCTGATGACTGGGCTTTTGTTTTTTGTCGTCAGTGAGACAAGGCTTAAATCAATCAGCGACCTGCTTGGTTTGGCATATATTGCGTTTAGTGGTATAACCTGTGCTTACATGGGAATGTCGGCTTACATGAGCCGCAAATAAATCTGAAAGGAGTGGCTATGAATATTGTACATTGGGTCATGGAAAGGCTTGTAGAACCTTCGAGCTACGCGGCGGTGGCCGGTGGTGGTGTTGGTCTGGGAGTGCTGCTGGGTCTAGACATCCTAATCATTATTGGTATTGCGGCGGGCGTCCTTGGGATCGTCCTGCGGGAAAAAGAACTGATCTGATGATCCGGCTATATATCCTTATAGTGGTAGTGGGCCTGGTTGGCGGCGCTATTGCTGGCGGGTATTACTACTATACGGATAGTCAGGCGCGCATTCAGGCTTTGATCTCCAATCAGGCCAAGCTTGAGATGGCTAAACAGGTTCAAGACGACACAATCGACACGCTGGTTGCTGACCAGAAGAAGTTCGCCAAGCTAAATTC